CATACAACCCATAACAACATCCAAAGGCATTTTCTTCATTAGGTCAGCTCGCTCCAACCCTTCGTACTCTTCTATTTGGTATCTGTCTCCCTTTTGTAATGTGATGGGTCTATAAAGAACTGCCATAGCTTTATGCATCATATCCCAATCAGTAAAGTTCTCGTCTAGGTCTATATACTCCCCTAATGTCATATCATCTAAAACTGGTACGAAACCATACTCAACACCCCTCATTTTAAACGTGGGTATTAAGTCTTGCTTTGATTCAAAGAGTTTATTTATATCGTTTAGTATCTCTTGTACGTAGATAAATTTAATCTTAGCTATGTCCTTTAGATTAAGGTCACAAAACAATTCAACTGTCTTGTGCATTAAGAAGCTGCTGTCTTGATTTTCTTCTGTATTTAACTTTGCAAACTTTTGGTATTGCTCTAGTGTTATTTCAGATAAGCTACTTGGTATTTGTATTTCTACTTTCATATATATACAATAACAAAACAGTAAAAGTGTATAAAATAAAAAGGGCTACATTGCTGAAGCCCTCTTAACAATCCTATTGTTTTTGATTAAACTAATTTATTTGTATTCGTTAAAAACTCTTTCCAGCTTTTTCATTACTCCATCGAAGAAACAAGTGTTACATCCTGTTAGTTCTCTACGCTGATTAAACACCCTGTTATAGATTTTCAGTATTGCCTTTTGTTCTTCTCCTGTTACTGTCTTTAAGTGTATCTTTTCAGATAAATAGTTATATTCATCTTCTGTAAGGCAGTTTGGTCTGTAGTTAGGGAATAGGTAGTTTAGCTTCTCCTTTCGCTCATCGCAGCCGCAATCGTCGCCAGCTATAAACTTAACAACAGCTTTAATACCTGTGGCTTCGGTAAACTTCTCTACCGTATCACCTAATCCTTTGCTTGCTTCATCGTGGTTCTTTTTCCACTCTTTGTAACCCTTACTTCTTTTGTCTCCTTTGAACTCTTTCATAATCTTCATTTTTGTAATCTAAATAATCTTCGTTTAATTTATCTTTTACTTCTTTTTTACAGTTTTTCAATGTGTTGAATATAGACACCCAACTAATGTTAGTTTCTGCTGCTATTTTACGAATGCTTAGACCTGTATCTCTATACAACTTAAACAGCTTCCTATCGTACCATGCCCAATCTTCTGCAACTTCATCAATCAAAATACATACACTATGAAAGGCTTCTTGTTCTTCTATAGTTTCTATTGCTTGTATTTCAATATTCCATTTTGGGTCGTCAAGGCTAATTTTAGTAATTTTTCTTTTAGAATTATAATACTGGAAATAGACGCTTCGCAAAGTGAAAAACATATACCCCCTAGATACTTTGTTATCTTTTATGATGTTTTGGGGTGTGGTATATTTAATTAGTCTTAAATAAGATTCGTGGACAATGTCCTCAGCATAGTTATACTCACCAAAACCTATTACTATATCAACCCATTCGTTGTGCTGTTTAGCTACAATGTTTAACCAGTCTAATCCTATTATTTTTTTCTTGTTCATTTTACTTGTATTACCAGATATGATACTCTCCTGAATTTGGATTAGCTAATTGATACGATACTGAATATCGAAGTGCGTCTAACAAATGGTCGAATTTAGATATGGGTGTTTGGCTTTTCTTTTCCAACCATACATAGTTTTTAAGCTCATTGATTAGGTTCTTGCTTTCGGGGTCAATAACTAATTTGTAATCTTGAATCATTGCAATACCATATACTATTGAGCCTTGCCCTTTAATTGCTGGAACGATGTTACAGTATTGTTTAAGGGAATCTATTAATCTGGGGTCTGCTGAATCGGCTACAATTAAATCTTTGCCTGCGTGCTTTGCGTTTAAGTCTCCTAACTGAGTTGCTGTTAGCTTGGTTAGATAGAAACATTCTTCGACATAAATAATCTTGTTCTTTTTATCTATGTTAGTTTTTAAAAGGGTAGAGGGGTCATTACTAAATCCAAAGTCTTGACCTAGTACGGTTTTGCCTATAGTTTGAAACTTGCCTAGTTCCCAGTTCTCATATATTGCACCAGAAAGTTTTCCCTGTAATCCAAGACCGTAGACATCAAACCAATTTTTCCAATACTTGTTTCCTGTTTCTGCCTTTGCTTTAGCTTTGAGTATTTCGTCGACAGCAGCTTTAGGAGCAGCTTCATTATCTAGGTAGGTTAGTATTACCTTTTGCGAATCTTTAGCATTCTCAAGTTCTGTATTAACCCAAAATTCTCCCGTTGGGTTAAAGTCTAAATAAATAAATTTTGATGTACGTATCGCAAGCTGCTGATAAGACTCAAAGTCTATATTGTTACATTCGTTCACAAAGAGTATATGTCTTCTTGCCCCTCTAAGCTTTGATGGATTATCTACTGAAAAATATTCTATGAAACTACCATTAACAAAGTTGTAAGTCATAGATGAACGGTTGTACTGTTCTTCTTTCCAGTTACCAGTCCATTGCATTATTTTTTTAAAGTCTCTAATAACCCCACGCTTTAGATGTGGTACTGATTCCGATACTATGCTTATTTCGCTATTAGGATGCGCTGTAGCGTAGTTAATAAGCAAAGGCAATATAGAGAACGTTTTAGATGACGATGTGCCACCTTGAACGATTCTAACACGCCTACGTAGTTTCGCTATCTTCTTCTGGGCTGTCGTACTCAATAACATCTATATCAAGTTGTTTAAATATTGGGGTTTCTGCTTGGCTCAATTCCATTGTTTGTTTTACTGCACCGTAAAGGGAATCCATTAAAGCCCTGTAAGCTGCAACGTCTCCTTTAACGCCTTTATTTATCATTGCAAGAGTTAGTATATCTTCTTGGCTTAAACTTTCTGTAAGTCCACTTAGAGGGTTTTTAGCATCTATTGCTGCTTCCATCCAATGCTTAACTATTGTTGCTCTATTCTTTGAGCCTTTTGGTCTACCTTTAGGGTTACCTGAAACTCCTTTTTCCCAGTTCTTTAGATTGTCTTCTTTTGCCATTTCCTCGCTGTTTATTCGTTGTATTTAAAAAAAGTTTCTTCATCAGGAGTCTTAATTTTGCCTGAATGATATCCAATCATTTGATTGATGTATTTTCTATGGTTTTCACTCTTTGTATTCTTGAGTACATCTACATAATAGCTAACCATGCTTTCGGATGTTATTATTCTTTTTTCTTCAGTCATCATATATTGTTAAGCATAAATCTATAAGCGGTAAGTAAAGCACATAATCTATACAGTTCTTTTGTTCGTAATGTCTAAAGCCAAATAGGATTCCCGTATAGAAACCTAAAGACAATTCCCAGTTATTTGCCACAGCATTCACATTTTACATTATCCTTTTCTGTTCTATCTAGGTCTAAGTCTAAATCCCCTTCAAATGGTGTTGGCATATTTAAACCCCAATCATTCAAATCTTCTAAATCCCATGAATTAGCTAATGCGTCCCAATCCCATTCTCCAAAGCCTGAATTATCTTTTATAATAAATTCGTTTTGCTTTTCAATAGACCATCCTTCTGCAACATCTATCCATATTTCTTTAAGCCCTGCTTCTTGTGCTGCTCTTAGTCTCATATTGCCCCCTAATACTTGCAGGTCTTCATTAACCACTAGGGGGCGTTTCTCTAACATCTCAGGAAAATCTTTTATTGAGTCTACTAATAGCTGAAACTTTACATCTTTGATTACTCTAGGGTTTTCAGGATGCTTTCTTAGCTTATATATTTTCTCCAGTCTTTTCATTTAAACTGCTTGTTCTTTTCTTTATAGGTTTCTATTGTTTCAATAAGATAAAACCTATCCCATTTATATCCTGTTTGTTTGCTTTGTGATATTTTATCTTGGAGCGCTATTACTCGTTCTTCTCCAATCCTGTTTATTAGTTCAATGTGGTATGGAATCAGATTACCAGATAAGAAGTAATTACACTTCTTACATTGACCGTGGATATTGTCTTCGTTAAATCTTGTAATGGGATGGTTGCCTGCAGAGTGAAAATGACCAGCTTGTAGTGTTGTGTATTTACCGCAAGAGATGCAAGGTTTATCTTTATCTCGTTCTCTAATAAATTTGTGTACGTGCCTAACCGCTGTAGCCTTTAGCTGGGAAAGTGTTTTGCTTTTATATTTTGTGTAATCCATCCTACCAGATTATTAAATCTATTGTGTATGTTTATAATAAATCTGTTATTGGTAGAAGGATTCCTTTTGAAGTGTTGTTATCGCCTCCCTTTTTATCTCTGCTAGTGTTTATGTATTCTCTACATTTAACCTTTAGATTCTTTGTTTTTATTAGATGATAAGTGTCATCTACAAATGCGAAACAATAAAATTTTGCCTCTGAAGTGCTTATTCCGCTTTTTTTACCCCTTGAATAATACTCAACATATACATTGCCAGTATCTAAAGCCTTTAAGTCATATTTAACTTCTATAGGCTCACGCTGAAATATATCAGCTAATTCTCTTTCTTTAATCTGACCTACTTTAAGGTCGTATTTAAAATTGTTATTGTATTCTGTTTTTTCCATCCCGATTTTTTTAGAGTCGGTCAAGTGGCAGAACAAAGATAGGTTAGGGAATGGGGCAAAGTCAAGCGGTTATTTTATTAGTTGTTATTTAAAAGCTATAATTATTAACAAAGCAAAAAGCCTGAGGACTATTAAACCTCAGGCTTTTCTAATTAACCAACTAACATGAAAAAATGTTCGTCTTTCCGAACTGTCAACTAACTTGCTTCTGTTAAATCTTTTTCGTTCATATGGGCTTCTAGCATATACCCATCGGCAGGACTGATAGAAGAAATTGCTTTGTAAATCTTTCTGCTTATTGCTTTAACCTTTTTCTTTTCTGAGTCTTTAGATTCAAGTCCAAGATTACAGTAAAGTAGTACATCAATCTCTAGCAACGTATCTACTTTTTTTCTTATAGTCCACGTTTTAAAGCCGACTATCTTGCTTATATCTTCGTGGGTGTATTTCATCCTGCTGTTACTTTTAGGTTAAATTCATTTGAAGCCGTTGCATTGATTTCTGTTTGTTCATACATCTTGTGAACCATCAAAGCTCTAATTGATTGCTCCGTTACTTTGGCTAGAACCATACCTTTTCTACAATCCATTTTACCATCGTATACTTGTTGAAACACATCTAACAATTTGTAGTGTACGTCTTCAAGATTTTCAACTTTTTTTATTATTTCTATAGTTGGTTTAACTGTTTTCATTTTCTTTATTTTTAATTATACATAATCTTTTGATTTTCATAATCAGCCTAAGCGTTTCAATAATATCAGGAAATTGCCTTAGCTCTTTTGCTGTAAAGGGTGAGTTTTTTCTTGCTGCAAAACTGTTGCTTACATAACAATCAGATAGATTTTCTCTGGCTTTTTTAGTATAACCTGCTTTTTTCTCTGAGTTATTAGCATTCCATTTTTTATTAATAGCTGCTCGTTTCTCTGGGTTTTCAGCATAATATTTTTTATAATAAGCTGCTCGTTTCTCTTTGGTATCAGCATAATATTTTCTTTGATAAGCTGCTCGTTTTTCTTCTTTTGTCTGCATAATTAAAATGGTAAATCGTTTTCATCTTCAGCTGGTAGGGCTTCATTAATTGCAGCTGTTGTTACATCCCAGTCATGTGAAACCTTTTTAATGTTTGCTAATCTA